GGGTTTCGCCCCCCTTCAGAAACCGCCGGCAATGGGGGGGATTACCTATTATTACAATCCAGCTCTGCAATTATCTCCATCTCCCGCGGCGAGAGCTCGAATCGCTCTGCCGCCGCACGCTCTGCCGCCGCACGCTCTGCCGCCTTGACGGTTGACAGCAGCAGACCGCCGCCATATATCGTTTTGCCGTCTGCGTTATCCATCTTGCTGATTAGCGTGCACTCATCCTGATGGATAATCATATCAATGCCGTACTCGCTGTATCGCCCCATGAGCGCTGCGGTAACCACATGATCCGGATAACTATACTTGGGCACATGCTTAAGCTTGCGCGCCAGTACCTCAGCCATCGCCTTGGCCACCATCCTATTGAGGTCAGGCGCCGTTTGCGCGGCAATTGAATCATCCCCCAAATTGGTGACAAAGCCCGTCCGCACCCTCGCGCCATTGTCATAGACAATATCACAATGTGCACAAATATGATTGACTTGGCGAAAGATTGAGCGTCCCGAGAATGCGGTTAAAGCAGGTGCAAAAAGGAAAAACAGAATACCCCGTGTGATATAATCCGTGCAAATCTTAATGAGGATCGAAAACGGCGGATTGTCTACGACCACCGAATCGGCAGCATAGTTATAATGCTCATAGTCACCACCTGGCCAGAATGGCCGAACGATGCACGCCGGATCCACGCCGTACTTTGCGCAGACCCAATCCCGCACCGCATTGTATACCGGTTCCGGCGTATAGCAGTCATCGGTAGTTTTCTTGGGCTTGAATTTATTTATGAAAATATCATACTCCGGATTATCTTGAAATATCGTAATCTGCTCGGCCATGCCGCGCACCTCCTCTCGGCTCAATCTTATTGTGGCAAGCCGTGCACAGGCTGACCCCGTTGCTCACCACCAGCGCCAGCTCCGGCCATTGCGCCCTGGGCTTGATGTGATGTGCGTGAGTCGCCTCCGTCTTGCGTCCGTAGCGCAGGCACTCTTGGCACAGGTACTTATCCCTGCGCAGCACCGCCGCGCGCCATCGCTTGTGCTTGGCACTATGGTAATACGTATCCTCTGGCATATGTCCCTCCATCTCGTCAACTGCCCAAGCCCCCGCCTGCATCCTATCTGGGCATATCCCACGCGAGGGGAAGGAGGAGGAAACCCCCGCGCGCTCCAAACGAAAAGCCCGGCAAATCTGCCAGGCTTGTGACGATACCAGTATAGCACAGTCAAGTGTTGCATTGTGTTGCAATCTGTTGCAACTTGTCCTCCGGGATCTGCACCGCAGCCATTGCCTCCTTGTGCTTGCGCCAGATCGTGGCGCGGTCATAGTGCATTGCGTCCGCGATCCTGCCCCACGACCAGCCAGTGAGGTAGCGGTAGTTGAGCAGCGTCCGCAGCTCCATATCCGGCACCGTGAGGATGGCCTCGGTAACCGCGCCCTTGATATCGATCATGAGATTGATCTGCTCCCGCAACTCTGTCTCCATGTCCGCAACTCTGGCCGCAGTATCCGTCCAGTCGCGCATCGGCCCGCCGCGCGGCATGTCGCTGAGCATTGCCGTGCCCCGCGTGATCGACGCGCGAAGCTGGGCAATCTGCTCGAGCTTGGCTTGGATCAGGCCATCAATCTGCCGCGCCTGCGCGAGGTACGCCGCCACGGGTGAGCCGTAGCGCATAGGTCAGTCACCTCCTCCGTCCATCCTCGCCCCGCAGTACGGGCAGTATCTGTACGCCGCCCTGTGCATCCTGTGCTTGGGCCCGTAGTCCTTGCCGCACACGCTGCACATGCAGCCCATCTCCCATTGGCCATGGTGCACTGGTGCAGCGTCCACGGCGGGTCTGTTCTTCACAAACTCCCGAATGGAGTTCAGAGTCGGCCTGAGCTCATCATCCTGTATATCCGGCACATGCTTTCTTGCGATCCTTTCGCGCTCGTCAATCGCTTCCAGCAGCGCCTTTCGGCTAATCAGATCTCCGTCCATGTCATTCTCCCTCCTTCGGCACCCCCGGGCATCTCGGCGCTGGCTTATTGCTCATGCTTACATCTTCCTTGATTCAATTACTACGTATAACAGAATGGCGCATATAACAATGCAGAACATCGTGCTCATGGTCAGCCCTCTTTCCACGGAAATTCTTGCCTGAAATCGTCTCCCATCAGACTGCGAAGAGATTCCTTCATAAACACGGGCGTACCGTAATATCGGCAAATATCCATGATCTCATCAATCCACGCTTTCTGTGGAATCACCTTTCGCTTGGAATTTCCGGTTTCAGCGCCAATGATCACCCATTCCCAACGCTTCTGTTCAACTCCATCGCCATATCTGAACTCCATGAACTGATCTTCATCGGTTTTGATTCGTTCACGAATGGGTTCGATTGACAGCCAGATTGCTCGGCTTCTGTTCGCCATTTCAAGTTCTTCGTTGCTGGATGCGCTCGCACCGAACCATAAGTTGTTGATAACATAAACTTTGCTCAGCTTTTTGATCTCGTTATGTTCAAACCTGTCCAGCCAATCTCCGTAACGCGATGGGTTTTTTGTGAGAAAAAGATAGCGATGCTGCTTCGCTTGCTGTGTCGAATAGACAACTTCATCAATCCATTCATCCGGTACCCACTCACCGAACAGGTCGGCCATCGAGCACACGAAGATGTTGCGCGGCTTTTTCCACTTCTGCGGCTCGTCCAGCTTGTAACGGTGGAAGGTTGGCAGAAAGCGATACGGATACGGATCGATTTTGCCATTGGCTGCCTGCACAGTCTTATCCAACACTGAATTGCACTCGTTGCACCTACCACAATCAAACGGGTCGTGAGCACAGAACCAACGCTCATACGCCCTGCTACCTCCAAATCGTTTCGCAATCCTCCGCGCGTAGCAGTACTCGCACCCGTGCAGGCAGCCGGTTACGGGGTTCCAGGTCGCGTCCGCCCAGTCGATTTTTGTCTTGTTCCCCATAATTAGCCCTCCTCCATCGGCCTAATCCCCAGCTTCGCGGCGATGTCGGCGGGAATTGGCTGCTCGGCACAGTCGTAGCAGCAATCGTGCACATCGCAATCAAACCGTCGCAATTCTCCAAATTCGCACGGATTTAAGCTGCTGCCCGCATCCGGGAACGTGCTCTTATGCCATTCGTTCCACGTCGGATACCTCGGCACCGGGTGCTCCGCCGCCCAGGCCATTATGATGTGCTCCACTCCGTTGTAATCCTCGCCGTCCTGATCAGTGGCAAGTCGGCAAGCATCTCCATTGTCCAGCGGGCAATTGCGGCTGATGCACATGCCGCCGTGCGCCGCGCACATCCTTTTCGCTTGCTTCATGACTTCAGCGAACTCAGCCATCGCTATTTGCCTCCTCCCAGCATTCGCCTTCACACGCCAGGCACATACACTCCCGGTCGCAGTCCGAGCAGTAATCAACTTCCGTGTTGGTGCATCTGTGTGCGCAGATCGCGCACGCCTCCTGGCCCTTGTACCACAGGTGCACGATATCGTGATTGGCCTGCACCAGTTGTACAATTCGGTCAGCCGCCGCCCTCAGCCGCTCGGCCGTGTTGTGGCTATAGCCGCCCGGCATCTCGTCCATGGCCTTTGCCAGCGTCCGCAGCGCCTGGGTCAGCTCCTTGTCATTCTGCCACATGTCTCTGCCTCCATTCTCTCGATCGATCTTTTTCGCGGCCTGCGCATTGCTCGCAGAGCCGTATGCCATCCTTCAGCGGCTGCTTGCCGCACCGGGCGCACAGCCCGGCCTCCACCAGCCTGTCGGCGCGCGCCATCCAGTAGCCCGCCTTGGCTAAGGAGCAGTCAAAGCATTGCCGCCTGCCGCTCTGCGCCGGATTGCGTCCACATCGCGTGCACAGTCCCCGCCGCGCGAAGTCCTCTCGCCGCGCGCGGAAGTACTCTGCCGTCGCCACTACACCACCCCCATCCAGTCGTACCCGTCCACCCTGAGCTCTTCGGCCAGATCCTTCTCCGCGATCGACTTGCGTCCACGCGCGCCCTCTCTGGCCGCGCACAAGCCCATTTGAGCCGCCCAAAGCTCATAGGGCACCCAATATACCCTCGTGCGCTCAAAACGCGCCACAACGCCCGCCAGGCCGCCCAGACGCTGCACATGCGCCAGGTACGCCGCCTGATGCGGCTGGAGGCGGCTCAGTTCCAGCCTCTTGCCGCTGCAGTCCTTGGCGTCAAACGCCACGCAGCGCCCGTCGGCCAGCACCCCGACATAGTCCACCACTGCCCGGCCGATGATCCGGGCGAGGGGAAATTTGACCACCACGCTCGGGTCGTACTGCCTCGTGATCAGTGCCTTGCCCTGCGCCCTGTACTCCTCGTGCTGCCGCTCGAGCGCCCGCTCCAGGCTCAGGCCGCGGTTGGCGTAGTTGTCCACTGGGCGCTGCCTTGCCTCCGGAAACAGGCTCGTTTGCTTGCCCCTCATATCAGCTCGTCCTCCTCCCTCATGCGATAGTTCCGGCCTTCGCCGCGCCGCACGTTGATGTAATTGCCCCGGCAGCGCTCATAGATCCGGCTCCCGGTCGCCTCGTCAATATCCAGCAGCTCCGTCAGGTACTTTTCCGAGCTGATGATCGTCGGCAGCAGGTTGTTGTACCGGTAGTTGATGATGTCATAGGCGATTCGCACGTCCGCTCCGGTCGGAGCTGCCTGAAGCGTTGTCGGCTTAAAAAAGTCGTCGATGTACAGCACCTCGCAGCTCCGAAACAGCCTCAGCGCCTCGTCCTGCTCCTGCTCATTGGCCAGGCTCTTGATCCTCGCCGCCTCAGTCACCCATGGCATGTACACCACCTGCCTGCCCGCGTGGAGCAGCTCCCGCGCGATGCCGGTGCAGATGAACGTTTTGCCGCTGCCGACCGCGCCCCCCGCATAAAACCATGCGCTGCCGCCCTTGTCCTGCGCCAGGTACTCCCGCGCCTTGGCCAGCATGGCCTCCTGCCACGGCTGATCGACCACGAAGTCCTTCAGGCGCTTCATGCTCTGCTCCAGGCCGCTCTTTTTCAGTCGATGGATTGCGTTCCGCACCTTCCGGCACTCGCACTGCGCCTGTCCCTGTATCCAGTTCCCGCGCCCGTCCGGCACCAGCATGGCGATCTGTCCCTTGTTTCGGCACTTGGGGCACTCATACCCATCCAGCATGTGGAGCGTGCCCTCGGTCGCGTTGTAGCTGTCCACGAGCTTCTTTTGCCGCGTGTACTCGTCCGTCTCCTTGCCCTCGGGCAGCCCCATGCCGCCCAGGATATTTCCGATGGATTCCATTTTGCCCTCCTTGCTCAGATGAATTCCAGCTTATGTCCCTGCCATTCCTCGCCGACGCTGGCCGGATGCTTGGCCGCATACCCCTGCAGCCACAGCCGCCAGTTTCTGATCGGCCTGCCCTGCGTGTCCTTCCAGCCTGTCGCCTCGTTGGCTCGGACAAAGGCCTCTGCGTCCACTCTCAGGCCTACCGCCCTGGCGTACTCCCTGGCCTGGTCGATTGTGGGATGGGTGATGGTCTCCTCCTCCCTCCGCACCACTACATCAGGAGGAGAGACATATCTATTACCACCCACATTATCTCTATTGGTTTCTATTGTATTCTCTAATGTCTTCTTATAATGTATAGTAGTGGGAACTCCGGATTTGTCGAATGCATTCGCCACTGGTGTCTTTTGGATTCGACATTGTTGTCCAATGCATTCGCCACTATTGTCCAATGCATTCGCCACTATTGTCGAATCGGCAGGCGAGTACCAGATCGTGCGGTCGAGCGCCCTGTCGCTGTACTGTGCCGTGAAGACTACCTCTTCGGCAATCAGCCGTCCGAGCGCGTATCGTATCTGCCGCACAGTCAGGTACGGATGCCGCTCGGCGAAGCCCTGCCAGCTCGACCACATCCACACCCTGCCCTCGCGCAGGTGCGCGGGATCCCCCTTGGAGCGCTCGCACCAGTACTGGATGTCGCTCAGGAGGATCGCCGCGTTGACCCCGCACCGTTGGGCTACATCAACGTCGAAGTAATGCAGCGCCATGTCCTCTACATCGTCCTCGTCCGCTTCAGCGTCCGCGTAATCTGCGGATTGCCCTCACCGTCGCACTTGATCTTGCACGTGTCGCCGCTGGGCACCTTGATAGTCGCCTCAATCAGCGTCCCGTCGTCTACCGCGTCGACCAGATTGCCGATCAATACAAGCACTGGAACCGACTCCTCCTGAAATCCGTACTTGGCACAGTCCTCGCCGAACAGCTTGTCCACGCTGCCGCGCACCTCATCGCACCGGCGCACATGCCGCGCTCCATCGCAGGAGCAGTGATCCGTGATATACTTGTTTGCCTCCGCGCCCTCCATCGGCTCGCTGGCGTTGAGCGTGGCCATCTGGCCGCAGTACACGCAGGTACCGGTAATGCTGTAGGTTGCCATGATCTAGTCCTCCTTTCAGCGCCCTCAGAAGGGCAGCTCCCCGTCATCGACCGGCTGGAATTTGCCCATCGGCCTCTGGTCTCCGGCCTGTTCGCCGCCGGTCGGCAGATACACCACGAAGTCGCAGTTGAGCGTGCGATACCGCTTGCCCTGATACTCGTGCTCGTCCACTCGTCCGCAGGCCAGCACCGTGTCGCGCTCGTTGATGCCGCTGCAGTACTGCGCCAGGCCGCCCCAGGCGACACAGTTGGCGTACTTGCCCGCGCCCTCCTTGTCCTTGCCCAGGTAGATGGAGAAGGAGCACCTCGGAGTCCGCTTTTCGCCCGCCTCGCCGAATTTGAGCTCGCCCACGGCCATGCCCGCGACAATCACCGTATTGCCCTGTACAAGCTGCATCTTACTCGCCCTCCTTGTCGTTATCCGTTCCCGCGTCCAGCATCATCGGCTGCACCGCCGCGCGGAGCTGTGCCGCTTCAGCCGCATCAACCCTGCCCTTGCAGCCGAACGTGATCTGGCTGTATCCGATGCCGCCCGCGTTGGTCGCGCCGACCAAGCTGAAGCTCGTCACCACATCCCACGGCTGCAGCCCCCTCGGGCTCAGCGTCCGCGCCACGTACTGCGCGTAGTTGCCCACGCTCATCGTCGGGACGCGCAGCAGTACCGGAAGTGCCTGTCCCTCGAGCAATATCAGCAGCTCCACCATGTTCCGGCAGGCCTTGCCCCGACCGCCGTCCTTGCTCCCCATCCGGTTGCGCGGGCAGGTGCGGCACACGTGCTCCATGCCGTCCGCGTCCCAGCCGCTGATGCCGTCATGGCTCGCACAGAGCGGAGCCTGATCCCCGCCGGAGCCGTAGGGCTTGTCCCAGTACGCGTTGACAAACGCGCTGGCCAGGATCACGCCGTCGAAGGACTTGGCATAATCCGCTCCGTCATCCCCCGGCATCTCGAATGCCTTGCCTCCGCCCGCGGGCACCTTGATCTTGGCCGTGGGCAGCTCGCTCGCCCCGCTCAGCGCCTCCATCGTGCGCCGCATGATCTCCGCCGTCTCGCTCAAGGCGAAGTCCGCCATCGGCAGCTCCGCAATCTGATTAGTCAGTCGTCCCATTGCTCTTGTCCTCCTTAATCGCAAATCTGCGTTGTATATTTCGGTCACTGATCTTGGCCAGATCGATGTTCGGGTAGAGCGCCATGAGCTTGCTCTTATTGATCGTCGTCCGCTCGCTCGATCTCCATGTCGCGGACACGCTCGTCCCGGCCAGCACCTCGGATTCGCCCATCGCCGCCTTGATCTGGTTTTCGCGCTCGATGATCTGCCGGTCGATTGCTCGGCGCTGCGCCTTGAGCGCGGCCAGCTCGGTCAGCGCCTGGTCGGCCTCCTGATCTGCGCACATCGTCATCCCGTCGTCGAGCGGATACACGCGCCCCAGCGCCGCGGCCGTCGAATCCAGCGCATCCGGCGCAGGCGGCTGGTCCAGAATCATGTGATTGTCCCAGAAGGCCTCCTCCGCCTTGATCAGCGCCTCGATGTCGTCCAGCACCTCGTCCCGGCAAATCCTGTAGATCAGCAGGTCGGTGCCGTAGACCAGCACCGCCAGATACCAGCAGTCCCACCCGGTAACGGCCAGGTAGTGCAGGCATTGGCAGTAGTACTCCATCGGGTATTCGCCGTTGCGATACCTCGCCATGGTAATGTCCCGGCTCGTCTTGCACTCAAGCCCCGCCCGCTCGCCGATGATCCGGCGGTCGATGTCCGCCAGCATGCACGGGTGCTCCACGCTCCGGAGCATGCTGTACTCATGCCGCACCTTGAGGCCGGTCGCCTCGGCGAAGCGCCTGGCCACGTAGTCCTCCAGATCGCGCCCCTGCCGGATCGCCTCGTTGTCCTCGATGGGCGGGAGCTTGCCCATCTTGTCCGCCCAAACGCTGAACGCGCCCTTGTACGGACTGACTCCCATGATCGCACCCGCATCGCTCCCGCCGATGCCCGTCCGCCGCAGCGCCAGCCACTCGTCGTGGGTCAACGTGCGCGTGTCCGCGATAAGATTGTAATTCACAAACTTGCCTCCTCGTACTGCCGCGCCAGCGCGTCAAAGTCCTGGCACAGTCTGTGCCCCTGCTCGATCAGCGCCTCCGTATACAGGTCGCAGTACTCCTGATAGATCGTCTCCTCGCTCGGCATCAGCTTGCGCAGGTCATCCAGCGCACTCACCACGTGATCCAGCACCTCGCAAACATCGTCTAAGCGCCCGTCATCGTAGTTGACAAAATCGTACATCTGTGTTACACTCTCCTTGATCTCGTTCTTGGTCTTTCCCCTGATTCCCCGGACGGTTGCCGCCGTCTGGGATTTCTTTACAGTTCCTTCGGCCGGTTGTATCGGTCGGGTGAAGGATTGAGCTCGTACCCAGCAAACTCGCAGCCCTCGTACACGCCATCGTCCTCCGGTGCCTGCAGGTACTTGAGGCACAGCCGGCGGAGCTCGCACTCCTTGTACTCGCGCCCGCTCTTGAGGCACATCTTGCACCGCTCCTCGAGCGCCAGGCGAAACAGCATGTGCTCCTCCTCCGCCAGCATGATGATCTCATTCGGCCTCTTCACCGGCGTCCACCGCTCGATCCCGATCCGGTAGTCCCGGCTCTGCCGCCTGCACACCTCGATGGAGTCGATGTCCACCGTCTTGGCCAGATGGGCCAGCATCCTGTGCAGCGCGCCCTTAATCAGGCCCAGGTCGCGCTTGAGGTACTTATAGTCGGCGAATCGACGCTCGAGGAAGCCCATTGCAACGTCAAAGCTCCTCGTCAGCATGTCGAGGGTCATCACGCCCTGCCGCTCTTCGGTGTTCAGGCGCTTTTTTATTGGCTCCATTTCGCATTCTCCTTTTCATTTTGATTTCGCACTCCGGGCAGATATATCCGTCCCGGCAGTCCCGCTGTGCGCTCACATTCCAGGCGCGCCGGCAGCGGTCGCAGATTTCGCGCCGCATCAGCAGCCGATCAGCGCAACGATCGTGAGCATCATGGCCGCGATTGCCCCCGCGCTGAAGACGCTGACGTAGATCGTCCTGCGCCAGTCGCGCCTCGCCGCGCCCGCGTCCTGCGCCCGCACCGCCTGGTCGATCGTGCGCATCTCCATTTCGCGGTACCGGGCGTTGAGCAGCTTCAGATCGCGGTTTTCTAGCGCCAGCGCCTCATTCCTCCGTCGGAGCGCCCCGTTTTCAGCCAGCACGCGCTCGGCCATTCGCCTCGCTTCGACGCTCATCACGCCGCTCTCGATGGCAGTTCGCAGCGCATCCGCGCCGCCGCCCACCAGCTTAATCACCCTCGCCGTCTCGGCCATTGCTCTCCCTCCTCTCAATCTCGCCCTTGTACCTGGCAAGCATCCGCTTGCACACCTGCCGCTCGTCATCGGTCCGCGCCAGAGCCGCCTCCGTCGACCAATAGGTCACCAGCTCGGCCAGGCGCTTGTCGCTCGCCATCCTCAACAGTCTCTCTCCGCTCATGCATGCCACCCCTTTATCGTCCTCGCCAGCCGGTCGGCGATGGTCTCGCAGCCCCGCCGCCAGCGCCAGTGCAGCTCGTAATCGTGCTTGCCCTCGGCCATCGTGTACACCGGCAGATTGCCGTCGTGCACCATCCGGTACACGTGGATCGTCACGCTGTCCGTCTTGTGCTTCGCCGCAATCTCTTCATCGCTCAGCCCCAGGCCAATCGCCTGCATAATCCGGTCGTATCGCCTCACCGCGTGCTCTCCTCTCCTGATATTGGCGGTAATAGGCGTTGGCATCCCGCCAGAACCGCTTCAGCAACTCTTGCTGTTGCTCCTTGGGCAAGATGCAATCATCATAGATGCGCACCGTCCCGCCGCACTTGCACTTAATCTCTCGGATCATTGCCATCTCGATCACCTCCGCCTCAACTTATGTCCGGTGGCTTGGCCGCTTGTCGCGCCATGATCTTGTTCAGCCCGCGCCAGGCCGCGTCGATGTCGCCGGCCTTGATCTGGCCGCGCAGCGTGCGCATCTCCTGCGGCGTGAGCAAGCCCTTGTACTTGGCAAGCCGCCGAAGCTCCGCGCGGCAGCCGGTTAATCTGATCATTTTTCCCCTCCTTGCCCCTTGCCGCCGTGCCATAATTGTGATACAATTAAGTCAACAATACGGAGGAGGCGTTGTTATGGTATGTCCTAATTGTGGTAGTGATAAGGTAGTTATCCAGATGGTACAGGATGGAGCCACCACCCGCACCAAGGGATCCGGTTGTCTGTGGCGCATCGGCAGAGCGTGCCTGATTGTGTGTACCCTCGGCTTGTGGGCTCTGATCGGCAAGCGCAAGGGCAAGAGTAAGACCAAGGTCACCTCGCACAAGGAGGCTATCTGCCAGTCCTGCGGACACTCCTGGATAGTGTGATCCATGTCGTCGCCATTCAAGATTCGCTCGACTGCCGCACTGCTCAGCGCGATTACCGGTACGTTGTTGCTTGTGGTCGACATTGCCGCATTTTCGTCTTTGCTCGGCACTGTGTCTCTCGCCGGATTGCTCGCCGTAGTGCATCAATCGCTGCTCGCGCTCGGTGCGCTGTTCGCCTGGCTCGGCTATGCCAAGCGATCGCCTGGCATGCTGTTGGCCGCCGGGATCCTGTTCGCCACCGCGTTGCTGATCCTGTACATGTACTTCTACCTGTACGCGATCCCGATGATCTTGGCGTTCATCGGCTTCGCCAATCAGCGCTCGCTCAACAGCCGCGGACAGTAATACGCACCTGCCGCCCTTCGGGGCGGCTTTAATTTTGCGCTTGGCTGTGTTCGGCGTAAAATCGTGCCGGAGAGACTGCAATTGCCTTACACAGTGCCTCGTAATCATCTACTGTCATTTTGCGGCGACCAGACAGCATAAGCGAGAGCTTAGATTCTGTCCATCCAGCATTCTTCGCGATGATTTTTTGGCTTAGGCCCTGGGTAGTGATATAACCCTTTAGCTTCTCGTGCATCAACATATTCTCACCTCCTGTGTTTTCGTTTTCCGGGACATTTTTATTATATTCCCGTTTTCCGAAAATGTCAATACCTAATTTTCGTTTTCCGGGAATTTTATTCTTGACATTTTCGAAATTCAAGAGTATAATATAATTGTAAGGGGGTGATTGATATGGCGGTAAGCGATCGGATCAGAGACATCCGCAAGCGCAATGGGATGTCTCAATCAGCGTTTGGCAAATTACTTGGTGTAAGCAACTCCACAATCTCGGAATGGGAATCAGGTAATCGTGGAGTACCGATTGACGCAATCGATCAAATTGCCAAGGCGCTGAACGTATCAGTACCTTACTTGATGGATTGGGCAGAGGACGCCGACGCGTTGGCACCGACAAACGCATTGAGCCCGGAAGCATTGCATGTGGCCAGAGTCTACGATACGCTAGATGCGCCGGGGCAGGAGTTGTTGACGTGGATTACAGACCATGAGGCCGCACGTATGGCGGCCTCAAACAAAGAAAACAATAAACAGATGACTGATGAAGAAGCAATCGCACTCGCGCAAAAACGCTATGGCCATTACTCCAATAATGGAAGCGAATTTGATATTGCCCGGCAGGCGATTGATGCGCTCAACGCTGCTGAGCCGGACAAATCGGCAGCAGGAGGATAACCTTTGCCCCGGTATGCGCACCCCGGTTCTCATACAGGGTCCGGGTGCGCGGATCGTAGGTTGCGCATATGTCGGGCAACTCGTGGACGGTGATGTGGGCGCGATTGATCACATGCTGCATCATTGTATCCTCCTTGCTATTGGCTAAGTCCACTGTAACACGATGGCTCGATGATGGCAATACACAGATAAGATGGCAGAGAGATATGTGTCTTATCATATATGATGGACGCACATTATATATGATTAATATATGATGGAGGAATGATAAAAATGGACGATCTGCGCAAATTGAAGCAAGCAAGCGGCATGACCAATCAGCAGATTGCGGACGCAAGCGGTATCCCCATCGGCACAGTCAACCGCGTGATGTCCGGCCAGACGCGCAACCCGACCACGGACACTGCCACGGCCATCCGGGAGGCGCTCGAGGGTGCAACCGCCGAGGAGCCACAGCCTGAGGAGCCCGAGCAGCCGACCGTGGATACCTGCCACACCTGCCCGCGCGACATGCCCACCCGGCAGGAGTACGCCCAGATGTCGGAGGCCTATCAGCGATTGCTCCAACGCATCGAGGATGACTTCGGCGTCGCGTTGACAAGCAGGGACGCACAGTTCGCTGCTGAGCGCGCCCACTACGCACACATGATCCGCGTGTTGGCCATTGCCTGCGCCGTGCTGGTGCTGTTCATCATGCTTCTGCTCGTCATCGACATTGCTAATCCCAACATGGGCTGGGTGCGCGCAGCTCTGCTCAACGGCGCATCGGATACATCGCGCGCCACAGTATTTGCCGGTTGGCCGGGGATATAGGAGGATACTATGGCCTATTGCATCTACCTGCGCAAGTCGCGTGCCGACATGGAGGCTGAGGCGCGCGGAGAAGGGGAAACCCTCGCCCGGCACAAACGCACACTCACCGATCTTGCCGCGCAGCGCCGCTTGCCTGTAGCAGAGATATACGCCGAGATCGTCTCCGGCGAGACCATCGCTGAGCGCCCAGAAATGCGCCGCATGCTGGCCGCGATTGAGTCCGGCGCATATGAGGGCGTGATCTGCATGGACGTGGATCGTCTGGGTCGCGGCGACGGCTCTGACCAGGCCAGAATCTTAAAGACCCTGAAGTACACCCATACGCTGGTAATCACGCCGTACAAGGTGTACGACCCGGCCGGCTCGGAGATGGATGAGGAGTTTCTCGAGTATAATCAACATTTCGCGCGCATGGAGCTACGACATACCAAGCGCCGCATGTGGGCAGGCCGCGTTGCCTCCGCCCGCGCCGGCAAATGGCAAAGCCCGCGCGCACCGTACGGGTACACGCGGGTGAAGAGTGCAGATGGCGCATGGACGCTGGAGCCTGTGCCGATCGAGGCTGACGCTGTGCGCATGATCTATGATTGGTACGGCACTGGCAAAATGGGCAAAAATAACATTGCGAACACGCTGAATGATATGGGCCTGCGCACACACCTGGGCGCTAAATTTGTCCCGTCGGCAATCCGCACAATCTTGGCCAACCCGGTATACCTGGGCAAGATACGCTGGTGCCTGCGCCGGACGAAGACGGTAATCGAGGATGGGCGCGAGTATCAGACCCGCCCGCTATCTGACGATGGCCTGCATCCTGCGATCATCACGCAGGCACAATGGGATGCAGTGCAAGCCAGATTTGGCAATAATCCATTGCCGCCATGCCGAGCGTCCGCGAAACTGAGCAATCCGCTTGCCGGCCTGATGTACTGCAGCGAGTGCGGCCACTCAATGATCTACACACCAATGGCTAATCGCACAGATGCATATGCGTACAAGTGCCTCACCCATGGCTGCCCGACATCCGGGATATACGCCAATTACGTATTCGGCCAGCTCGACGAGGTACTCCAGGCATGGCGGGCAATGGGCGATCCTCAAGTCGATGCGGCGCGGCCCGCTGAATCTGCGCCAGATCCACGCGCGCTGCGCATTGCTGCCGCGCAATCCACGTTGGACGCATTGCTCGCCCAGCGCACCAAGCTGCAGGAGCTCGTCGAGGCCGGCGCATACACAATCCCCGTGTATATCGAGCGCAACGCGCTCAACGAGGAGCGCATCAAGGCCGCGACTGCCGAGTTGGCCGAAGCGCAGCGATCCGTTGCTCCAGAGCAGGCGATCATTGCCCACTATGAGCAGATCACGCACATCCTCGATGTGGCAGGCAAGGTGCCTGCCGAAGAGCTCAACGCATTGCTCAAGCAGGTAATTGCCAAGATCGTATACCACAAGACTTATCGCTGTAATCGATTTCGCAATCCGGCAGATTATTTAACACTTGATATCTATCCGAAGGTTGAATAGGCAGGGCGCAATAATGCGGGTATCCTGTGTGTTGTGATGAGTAACAACACACATGATACCCGCAGTCCTTACTTGTACTCCTCTATCATCGCGCGGACCCGCGCGGTCTTGGCCTGGAGCATGGCCAGATCGTCCGACCAGCTCTCCAGCTTGCCGCGCTCGCGCTCAGTGGTAGTTTCAGCGGCCTCGCACTTGGCGATCTTATCAGCCAGCATGCCGTGCGCCATGCGATTGAACTCCAGGTGCTGTGCAGCCATCACCTTGTACCAGTCCGCAGCCGCCTTGTGCTTGCCGGCCATCTCATAGGCCGTCTCAATCTTGTCCTGCGGCCGCATTAGTATCGGCGAATATCATTGCAGTTTCCCCGTTCGTTGCCTGTATATTCCTGTAGGCCTTTACGGAGTTTACTTTTTCAAGCGCGGCAAGCATTTTCTGTTTTCGCTCACTTAGATTATTATCAATCGCATGCTTGATGTTTTGTTTCGCCGTACACCATTCCAGATTATTGACTGTATTGTCACACTTGTTCCCGTTTATATGATTAACCTGCGGTAAATTGTCAGGGTTCGGAATAAATTGCTGTGCTACTAACCTATGCACCAAATATGATTTTGCGATACCACATTTTGTAAGGCTTACCCTTACATATCCATGCGGATCGACTTTCCCTTTGATTGTGTAGTAGCTGCTATACTGATTCCGATGCCGTTTGTCTTCCTTGGGCAGACAGACAATATTCCCGAGTTCGTCAATCATATACTCGTCTTCGTACCCTATCAGTCGTTCGATTTTCATCGTCCCACCTCCTTGGTACCATTATAGCACATCCGCCCCGCTCGTCAAGCGGAAAAGGCGTTTGCGGGCATCATTACATACCCAGCGCAGTAGTACCCCTACCAGCAGTATATTCCATTTGATCCACCTCCGCGATAATGTCGTTGTGTGTTGGTGATCACCACAATCATTGTCGCAGATTTGGCCACTTGGCGGGGGCGGAGGTGTACACGGGCTGTGCACAAGCTGTGCATAATATGAGCAAGGCCCTCGGCAATTGCCGGGGGTCTTAGCACAAAGCAGTATCTTACTCGGGCCAGTTGCATCCATTGGCAACCGCACCAATTTTGAAGTAATCCGAGAACTTGATGCCAGGGACCATAGCCAATCGGCTGAGGTTCAAGCAAAACGTCTTCGCGTCTGGCGCGTAGGCGAGGTGCGGGAAACGGGCGACGGCCTTGTCGTAGATCGGGAGGTCCTTCGCGGGGCTGTTGGGGGTGATAGTCATAGTATCCATCCTTTCTCCCGGTCTTTCGCCCGGCCGGGAGGGCTCGTAACTGATTAACCGATGGTCTTAACGGTCTCCCACTCGGCAGTGGTGTCGAGGCAGTACAGCTCGATGCGGACGATCTCCATGCGGTCGGCGAACTCGCGCAGGGCGTAACGGTACTTCTTGGTGTCCACGGTGCCGGTCTTCATGATCTTCTGCTCAAATTTCTTGCTCATTGTTTTGTTCCTCTCTCTCTCTCAACCTTGTACCTATATTATACGCCTCTAGGGACGTGTTGTCAATAACAAAGAGAGCAAATTAACAAAATTAACAAGCAAAAAGGCCGGATGCGTCCGGCCTTACGGCTACTCTTGGGCGTAATCGTCACTCTTATTGCGCCATCCTCTATACTTGCCCGACTTGATCCGGCGATCAACAAGTGGCTCGTCCGAGTCGATCATCCAATCACGCCCCATTTTGACGGCGCTTGTGAATGATCCTCGCTGTGCGCGCTGGCGCGCCGTGGTAAGCGCTATACCATGCTTTTCTGCATATTGTGTAAGAGGTATAAGCATTATATCACTCCTTAATGATGTTGATGGTTGTCGGGCGGGGCTTATCGCCTCCGCCCACGAAGATGGGCATGATCCACTTGATGGCCGGAGTTGTGCGGCCTGTGCCCATCCAGTAGAGGTGCCAGTGGGCGCGCCGGACGTGCGGTATCGGGGACTTGTGCGTGCCGGCAGAGGCGGAGGATGTATGCGGCTCGGAGACCTGCCGGGCGCGGCGAATGATCGCTCCCTGCTCAGTGCCCACGTCGATCAGGTCTGAGTATGCGGCCACGTCCTTGCGCGGACCGCGCTGGCGCTGGCGAGGAATTGGTGCGCTGCGGTGCAGATCCGGATCGTCGGCGCACAGGTAGAGGATCATATTGATGTGGCCGTACTTATGCGTCTCTATCTGCGACACGCGCCGCTCAACCTCCGGGGTATAATCCTCCTCAAGCGTTCGGCCGCCGAGCTTGCGCATGCTCTTGGCATATTCTGCGGCTTGTTTGGCCGCAAAAACGCTGCTGTCGCGGCCAGCGAGATCGTACTGTATATATGCAATCTCCATTGTGTCGTCCGTGAACAGGTAGTGCATGCGCAACTCTAACGCCTCCGGGTATCGCTCGTCCGCCTCAAGAAAAGCGAATACGCCCTCGCAGTCGTCTACGCCCGGTGGGTGCTCGATGAATACGCACGGATACGGCAGGCGCATGAGCACCTCGGCGGGGATGCGGCTGTCGTCGGCGCTATCCATCAATTCGGCGGCCAAATCCGGGTCAAATCGATAGATCGGCTTGGCAACGCGCCAGGGGATGATCGCGGCGAGCTTGCGCAGATCGGCCATGCGCTCCGCCGTAGTCATCAGGTACGTAGCAACGCGCTCTTCGGCGGCCGCGGTGACGATCGAGTAGCTATCACCCATCGGCAGGTAGCACCAGCTCGGCCAGTGCGGCCCATCGGCGTTGAGTGACCGGCTGATCCTCTCATCCAGATCAGGGTACTTGGCCAGCATTTCACGCTCCAGGCGATCTGTGGCAGTTGTTGGCCAGGGGGACTTGGGCATGTGGATCACTCCTCCTTTTGATTATTACCCTGTGCGGGTGATTGATGCTGCTGCCGGTACTGCTGCTGTGCAAGGCGATTGCGCGTGCGGATGCGATTGAGGATTGCGTCGGGCGCGCAGGCGGGGCAGTACCTCTGTGCGCCGTTGGATACGGTGTATTCTGCGCCGCAGTTGGCGCAATGGTCGGTGCTCCCGATCTTACGAGTGAGATCGTGGCGCGTGCGGTATCTGTTGGCGCGGGCGCGCAGGCGATTGTGCGCCTCACGGCAGGCCGGGCACAGGGTAGAGCGGATGTGGCCGGCGAATCCCACGCCGCAGTTGGCGCAGATTGCGCGGTGGTGCAGCGTGGGCATTGCGGCATGGTAGCAGGCGAGGGAGCAGTACTTGGCGTTGCTGCTGGGCAGTGGTTGGCCGCAGGTGGCGCAGCGGCGATCAGGCGTGCTCATTGGATTTGGCCAGGGTATCGTCGAGCAGCATTTTTAGGTGGCAGTCTCCGGTCGTCATGCCGGTCACAACGGCAAACGCGCGATCCAGGCCGCGGATTTCGGCTTTGAGGTTGCGTTCGCTGCTGTTTGCAATGTCGTCGGGCATGCGGCGGCGGTCCTGTCGGATTTGATCCTCATCATCCAGCATGAGCCGGAGGAGCTCTCGGGCGATTTCCGCGCGGGTGGCATCCAGGGTGTCGAGGATGGGCTTGTAGTAGCCGATCTGCACGCTGTGCGGGTTTTTGCGGGGGAGGGAGGTAATCCACTCGGCCGCGCCTGCGCCAAAGCAGCTGCGCAGTACCTCGTGGGTGGATTCGTCGTCGCCGTACTTAGGCAAGTCTGCGCCGACCGCGAACCAGTAGTCCAGGATGCTCGGGTAGGTGCCGCCGAAGTCGCAGCAGTCCATGCCGTCGTCGTTGTAATCGTCCATGCTCTCATAATACACGGGGGAGCCGCAGGTGGTGAGGCACACGCGATCGGTGCCGGGATCGTGGAGCAGGTAGCAGGTCTCCGGGGCGTTGTCGCAGGTGTACGGGGTGACGAGGACGCGGTTGAGGATGTTGTCGTACTTGGTGTCCATTGTGATTTCCTTTCTCCCGGTCTTTCGCCCGGCCGGGAGGGCTGTTGGTATTAGTTGTTCAGCACGTCGATGAGCTGGCGAGCCTCGCCGGTGGTGAGCACGGTGTAGGCCTTGCCCAGGCCCATCTTGCGGGTGCGCTGGGCGAGGTATTCGGCCTCGGACTGATCCAGCTTGGCGAGCATGGCCTCAAACTCGGCCTGGTGCTCGGTGTGCAGCTCGTGGAGCAGCGAGGTGAGCTTATTCAGCTCGGCCTCGTAGTTGACTAGGTAGCGGGTGCGCAGGGTCGCGGCGAAGGCGATCTGCTTGTCGGAGACACCGGTGATCTCGGGCAGGTTGTACTCGGCGGCCAGCTCCTTGCCTCTTTCCTCCTGCTGCTTCCTGTAGCAGTCGGGGCAGAGCGCGGACTGCTCATACCACTTGATCTTGCGCTCGCGATCCTTGTTCGTGCCAAAGAGCTGCACCTCGCCAGTGTGGCCGCAGGAGTAGGTTACGTAGTCTTTCATGATTTTGTCCTCCTTTGTTTCTCAACCTTGTGCCTATATTATACACCCCTAGCGACGCGTTGTCAATAGCAAAGAGAGCAAGTTAACAAAATTAACAAGCAAAAAGGCCAAAGAAAAAAGGGCGGGGAAATCCCCGCCCTTAGCCATTGAGAACATCAATGATGTGTGCCAGATGGCGCTTGGCCGTGCGCCTGTCGCACCCGGCTGCTACGCCTGCGTCCACGTCCGTTGGTGCGCAATCCACAAGGTATGCGCGCGCTATCCTGCGATCCAGATCAGATAGCAGTGCGTCGTCAATGCGCGCCCGCATCTGGCTGCGGGTCGCGCCCTGGAATGGATGCTCGCGCACGGCTACTCACCGTCGCTCTCGTCGTCGTCCAGCAGGCCAGCGCCCGCCGCATCGGCCAGTCCCTCTCCGATGATGTACGCCACCACCGAGGCAGCGGACATAATCACGCCGCTGATGGTCTCGGCGGTCTGCTCGTTGCCGCCAAACGCCAGCACAAGGCCGGTGATCAGGCCGACAACGGCCATCCACAGTTTCCTGCTCGTCAGTTTGCGCTTCCAATCGATCTGATTATTCATGGTTCCAGTCTCCTTTCTGTGATTCAAGATTCTTTATACGATGATTAGCAACTTTAATCTGTTCCTCGAGCACCGGCACGCGCCGGGCGAAGTTGTTGTGCTCTCGCACCTCGCGCGTCAGCTCATCGATCTTGGTGTCGGTCACGGCCTGCGCGCGATCGAGCTTGGAGTCGATGGCGCTGGCCGATCGGGCGGAGGTGATGATCACGCCGATCAGCGCCAGCCCGCCAGTAATCAGCGCGGTAATGATTGCCTCGCTCACTTGTTTGCCACCCCCGATCGGCTGATCCAGGCCTTGATGCCCTTGTACAGGATCCCCACCCAGTCGCCCTGCTCATCGCCGGAGAGCTCGTACACCTCGCCCTCCTGGGCAAGGCCAACGATGCCGTACTGCGTTCCCGGACCGTTGCGCACATTCCAGGTGCCGTCGGTAATGGTCGTACCATTCTGGCCGGCACCCTGTCCGGCCTCGACGATCAGGCCGTCAATGCCAAGCGCCTTGAGCTTATCCAGCATTCTCTTAGCATTGCCGCGCTCGCTGAACGCGCCGACTTGCACTCGGTACAATGCTCCCATGTCCGTGTCCTCCTTAGAGTCATCCTGCGTGGGTTCCTCCGGCTCGACCGGCGCGTCCGGCTGTTTGGCCAGCCCGTAGTACTCGGCCAGCACCTGTGCCTCCGCGCGCGCGAGCTTATCCAGATTGGCATCATCCAGCAGCCTTCGCGCCGATCGGGTGCACGAGTGGAAGCTGTGCTCCACAAGCAGGCCAATCGTCCCAACCGCCGTCGCGCCGCGAATCACGCCGTAGTAGTCGCCGCGGTTGCCCTCGCGCGTCTCAACACGGC